CAGATGCACGATTCTTTGATTTTGATTACAAAGAAGGTGATATAAACTTAGGAAAAGTAAGTGTAAGTTTAGGCGAAAACAGCGTCGAAATTATGTACAGTGATAGTTTTGTATCAGAACAAGATGACGTTACAAAAGAGAATTGGTACAATTTCTTAAAGGAAATGAGACAGTTTAGCAAGAAACGATTAATGACATTTGATACACGTAACATCAACAAGTCTAATCTTGACAAAAGAGATTATAAATTTTTAGCACAAAATCGCGGAGAAGAAACAATGAGTGAATCAAAGATGTACGGAACGAACCGTGTAAGCTATCAAAAGGTAGATGGCGCAAGGCTAGTTGTTAAGCACACTGAAAGCGTTAACACAGAAATTGCAGGCGGACGCACACGCAGCATTGGAAAGATATACATTGAGAGCGCAGACGGCGAACGATTCATGTATCCATTCAAACACCTAAGTGGTGCAAGAGCAATGGCACGTCACGTTGCAGAAGGTGGCAAACCATTTGATGAGTTTGGTACACATATTGTTAGTCTAAGTGAAGAAATGAACAAACTCCGCAAGTTCAAGAATTACATGGGCCGCAGTGCTGTAATGGCAGAAAGTTTAGCTGGATACACTGACGTTGTAAATGACCGTATTAAATCAGTTAAAAAGACAATTGAAAGCCTTCAGAAGCCTAGCTATTATGCAGAAGCAATTGGTTCATTTGAAGCAGCAGTAATGGAAGATGTTCCTGCAGATGTAAAAGAAAATTGGATCGACCAGTTAACTATTAAACAGTTTAATGAAGAATTATCAGATGTGTTCCCATACATTTACAAATTAGTAAGTGAAGCAACTAAAGCTAAAGAGCTAACTGCTGCTGATTTACTAGGTGAAGAAGACGGCGGCATTTATCAAGACGGTATGGAAATTCCACAAGATGTTGATGGCGCAAGCGCACCTGCAACAAGTCCTCGTCCAAAAGCTCGTCCGTCAGATTTAGGTAACACACAACCTGCTGATTCATATGTAGTTAAGCCAGGTGACACAATTTGGTCAATCGCTGATAGATTTGCTGATAGCAACTATGACGGTGATACTAAAGCGGGTGCAAAAGATATTTTAGAATTAAACGGCATCACTGATCCAAGATCATTAAAGCCGGGTCAGAAACTAGAAATTGGTTACTTCATGGGCGATATGCAAAGTGGCGGAACACGTGGCTTACCTCCAGGTGGTTTTAAAAGCTATGAATCACAACTAGAAGATAGTTTTGATGAGCTAATGGGTCAGTTTGCTGAATCTAAGGATAGCGAAGTTGAAGAAGAAAAGGCTGTGGAAGAACAAAAGACTCCAGTTACTGAATTTGTTCTTAGTATGTTTGATCGTGAAACTGGACAGTTTCCAAAAGGTGAAACAGCAATATTAACAGCAGTAGAAAAAGACTATGGCGAACAGTATATTACTCCAGCGAAGGCATTCATCGAAGCAATCAATGCAAAGTATGAAGAATTAAATGTTCAAAGCAATCCGATAGTTGACGATTTTGGATTTGAAGAGACAGGAACCGTAATGGAACCAACAGTTGAACAAGACGAGGAAATAGACGAGGGCGGTATCGATGATGTGCGTGTTAATTATCGACCTGGTCGTGACCCGGAGCGTGATGCTAGTTATAGACGTCCTAGTTATTCAAATAACGGTACATACAATGATGATTATAAAAACGAGTTTGACGAATTAGAAGCACTTATGGGCATGACTTCGTTTAGTAGTGAACAAGAGATGCGTAGAAATTTGTTAGCTAAAAAATATGGTATTAGACGCCCGTCAGATTTAGCAGCAAAACGTAAAGAGTTTAATGCAGACTTAGCAACAAGAAATCAAAAACGTTGGAAAGATCAAGACGCTAGAAATGCTCGAGCAGAAAAAGAGCATAGAGCAGAAATGATGAAACTTGCTCCTCAGTTTTTTAATCCAGATGGTACACCAAATATCAATGCATGGAAAGCAGCAGGATCACCTACACCATCCGAGTTGATGAAGGGCAAGAAAGCAGGCGCAGAGAAAGATGACGGGAAAGGATTTAGCTTGCCACGTCAAACTAGACGCCAAGGCAATACAGGTAGTACGTATGATGATGCACCACTAAGAGCTCTAAGAAGAGAATCGGAAGACTTAACAAGTATTAAAAAATTAGCTGGACTATAAAAAGGCATAAATAATTTACTAGGTTGAAATACCTAGTTGATTTTCTAAGTTTTTTCAAGAAAAGACTTGACACTTTGTATAGTTTGCAGTATACTTAATACTGTGCTATACACTTAAAGGCACTAGTAGCAATAACGCTACTGCACATAGGCATAACATTTTAGGAGGCATATACTATGGCATCATTAGCAGAAATCCGAGCAAAGCTCAAAGAACAAGAAGCCCGCACAGGCGGCAACGGACAATCGTCCGGCGGCGACAACGCAATTTACCCATTTTGGAATATTAAAGAAGGCGAATCAGCAACGATGCGTTTCCTTCCAGATGGCGATACTGAAAACACTTTCTTCTGGAAAGAGCGTTTGATTATCAAACTTCCATTTGCAGGTATTAAAGGTGAAACTGATTCACGCCCTGTACAAGTACAAGTTCCATGTATGGAAATGTACGGAGAGTCTTGCCCAATCCTTTCAGAAGTACGTGGTTGGTTTAAAGATCCTTCATTGGAAGATATGGGTCGTAAGTACTGGAAAAAGCGTTCATACATTTTCCAAGGTTTTGTAACTGACAATCCGTTACAAGAAGAAAAGCCAGAGAATCCAATTCGTCGATTCATTATTGGTCCTCAAGTATTCCAGATCATCAAAGCTGCTTTGATGGATCCAGATATGGAAGAATTGCCAACAGATTACACTGCTGGTGTTGACTTCCGTCTTAACAAGACATCTAAAGGTGGCTACGCAGACTACGGCACAAGCAATTGGGCACGTCGTGAGCGTCCACTGAGTGATGCAGAAATGCAAGCAATTAACACACATGGCTTGTACAACATGAATGACTTCCTTCCTAAGAAGCCAGATGAAGTTGCACTTAAAGTGATCAAAGAAATGTTTGAAGCGTCAGTAGACGGTGAAGCATATGATGCAGATCGCTGGAGTCAATACTTCCGTCCAAGCGGTATGGCAGCTCGTACTGGTGATCCGCAAGTAGCAGCAAGCGCAGGCGCAACTGCTGTGAGTCAAAGTGCTCCAGTAGCACAAGCAGCACCTGCTCCAGCAGTAGAAGATGACGTTCCTTTTAAGTCTAACGAAGAAGTAGCGGCAGAATCTGCTCCAGCAGCAGCACCAGCAGCCGGCGGCGCACAAGACATTCTAGCAATGATCCGCGCACGTCAAGGTCAGTAAAAACAACGCTGTAGGCTTGTATTTTTAAAAACAAGTCTACAGCCTTTGCCGCTTTTTATATTAGGAGAAAACATGGCTAAATCATTTGACGTTAGCAAGTTTCGTAAGGACTTGACTAAAAGTATCTCAGGCGTGAGTGCTGGATTTAACGATCCTACTGATTGGATTTCAACAGGATCATACGCATTAAACTTTCTTATCAGTGGCGACTTTCACAAAGGTGTTCCGCTAGGTAAGGTAACTGTGTTTGCAGGTGAATCAGGAGCAGGTAAGAGTTATTTCTGTTCAGGAAACATTATCAAACACGCACAAGATCAAGGTATCTTTGTAGTTCTAATTGACTCAGAGAATGCACTTGATGAAACTTGGTTGCATGCACTAGGTGTGCAAACAGGCGAAGATAAATTGCTTAAACTTAATATGGCAATGATTGATGATGTAGCGAAAACTATCTCAACTTTCATGACAGATTACAAAGCAATGGCTGAAGAAGATCGTCCTAAAGTATTGTTTGTAATTGACTCACTTGGTATGCTGTTAACGCCTACTGACGTTGATCAGTTCCAAAAGGGTGATATGAAGGGTGATATGGGCCGTAAGCCTAAAGCACTAACTTCATTAGTCCGCAATACTGTAAACATGATTGGTAGCTACAATGTAGGCTTAGTTTGTACTAACCACACATATGCTTCACAAGATATGTTTGATCCAGACGATAAGATCAGCGGCGGCTCAGGCTTTATCTATGCATCAAGTATTGTTGTTGCAATGAAGAAGATGAAGTTGAAAGAAGATGAAGACGGCAATAAGATCTCAGAAGTAATGGGCATCCGTGCTGGTTGTAAAGTAATGAAGACACGCTATGCAAAACCGTTCGAAGGTGTGCAGGTTAAGATTCCTTATGAAACTGGTATGAATCCTTATTCAGGTCTAGTTGAATTGTTTGAGAAGAAAGGCTTGTTAGAAAAGCAAGGCAATCGACTCAAGTACGTTGACTTAGCAGGCGTTGAACATCTTGATTATCGTAAGCAATGGAT